GCGTTTTACTGCTATGACCCGGGCATTTAGCTGGTATAACTATTTTTACGGCAAAAAAGAAGCCAAAGAGTTTGTTTGTGTGTACTTGGATGCACACGATCGAGTCAAAGACGCAAAAAAGATCCGCGCCCTAAACGATAGTCAGGTCCGCTTAACAACTGGTTGGCTTGCTCGCATGAGCCTAATGGGCTTGCAACTCACAGACCCAGAACAAATCAAACTGGATAACTTGGTTAAAGAACTGTTAGAGCTCAAAGAGCAAGCAGTAGCCGAAGTAGCGGAAGATGATGGCGTTCCTAAAGTTACAATTCAAGATCGTCTGCGTGAAAAAGTAAGCGAGTGTCTTGGCGAAATGGATGGCTTGTTTGACGAGTTTATTGTTTCGGGTGCCAAGCTCAATGCAGACTATAAGCCAGTGGTGCTGATGCGTTCGTTAAACATTGCCCCGCAAATGGTATCTAGTATCAAAGATGTGTGGACTAAAAAACTTGCTGAGTTTGAAGAAGCAGTAGAAGGCAAAGACCCTGATCTTGCAAAAGCATATGAGTTCCTGACTAAAACACAGCTCAAGGCATGTGTAAAGTTTTGTGAACTAGTAATCTCAGACTGCGGCTCTTATGTGCAGATCAAGAAGGTAGAGCGCAAGCCACGCAAAGTCAAAGCAGTGCCACCTGAAAAGAAAGCAGCCAAGTTCAAGTTCCAGGCAGAGTTTGCTGAACTTAAACTTAAATCAATCCCGGCAGCACAGCTAGTAGACAAGAGTGAGGCATGGTTGTATGACAGCAAAAAGCGTAAACTTATCCACCTAGTAGCAGACGAGTACGCCAAAGTGTTTACAATCAAGAACAATACTGTTATTGGGTTCTCTACTGTAGAAACCGTGCAAAAGACTCTGCGCAAGCCAGCAGAACAGCTCAAACAAATAACCAGCGTTGGTAAGCCGGCTGCACGAAAGTACTTTAAGGATATCAAAGCAACTGAGATTGCGTGGAATCCTCGAGGCAGTGAAAACTTAGTGATTCTACGAGCCTGGTAAATAT